GGGGGTTATATTATTATCATGGTGCAAAGATAGTAAAATTATTCATAAAAACAAACATTTTTTGAAAATATTTTTTATTTGTTAAATAGGCTATTTTAAGCCGTTTTAAGCTACTTTATTTTATTTTGGTATATTGATATAGGCAAAGGGTTAAACGTGGCTATAAAGCAAAAAAACCGCCTTTTTAGGGGCGGTTTCTTTTATCGGTTTGGTTTGCCTTAGTTTAGTTCGGCAAATACAAGTTCGTGGGCTTTCGTGTTAAGGTCGTTTGCCCTTGCATATAGTATGCTTTCGATATTGCCTTCTGCGAGGTTGTGGGTAGTGTAGCGTGTAACACCTTGCAACAAGCTAAAGAGGTTTGCACCTGTATTTTGCATTTCGATTGCAACGGCTTGGTTTATGCTGTCTAAAATGTTACGCTTACGAGTGTTAAGGTCGTTGTATTCCTTAACATCATAGCCTGTTAATTCAGTCATAAACTTGTCAATATCGGCTTGTCTGATTGACTTTAAAGCGGCATTATTAAGAAGTTGCACATGGCTTTCAGTCATAGCAGCAGCCTTAACGATTTCGTTTGTAAAGTAGGCTATTTTGCTAACATTGCCCTGTGTATTTTTCATAGCAAGGTCAACATCTTTGCGCCAATTTTTCGCACCATTGGCACACCATAGGCGCAAAGAGTAAAATCCTAAAGACATTTTAGTTTTACCATCAAAGCCTGTGCGGAACTCTAAAGAGGTTTCCAACGTATCGCCTACCATAGGGGTTTCGATTTCGTATTTTTTGTAAGGCAAACGAAAGGCAATTTTTGAACCGCCATAGTATTCGTTATATGTTAGTTTGGTAAGGTCTAAGTCAATACCGCTATTCAATACGCTGTGTTCAATAGCATCTAAGAATAGCTGTAAGTTCATAGGCTCAAATTGGCTACCAACAACGCCCAAAGGTTTACCGCCTGTGTGCTTATATACACCAAAGGCTTCGGGGCTATCAAAGCCTTCAATACCGCTATGTAGCTGTATTTTTTTGGCTTGTAGCACTTGGCTTTTAAGGGTTTCAATGTGGTTTACTTGGGTTTCGATTGTTTCAAAAATGCTGTTCATAAGTTTGTTTGTTTTTTAATTGTTAACGATAGTGCAAATATCGAAATAACTTTTGAGATTTCCAAATTTTAAGTTACTTTATTTAAAAAAAGTTTTTGCACATAGTGTTGATAACTTTATTTTGTAGTTTCAATTTTTTTTATTATATTACGCACGTGTGTATGTATAAAAAAAATAAAAACCAGGTTGGAGTATACTTTCCGTTCCCTTTTGAAAAACGTAACGTCTTATTGACAAGTGCAAATATCGAAATAATTTTTGAGATTTCCAAATTTTAAATGAATTATTTTAAAAAAGTTTATCCACACTCTTTTTTGAGAGTGTGGATAACTTTGTGTGTGGTTTATTCAGCAAACATTACTTTTGCACCGCAAGTGATTTCTTTTATACCTTCTAACTTTACAGTTCTAACTATTACATCATTTTCAACACCTTGATTAGTTGCCTTACTTGGTGCAGGTTTAAATTGCTTAATAGTGGTGATTTCTTGCTCGGTAGCTTCAATACCATTAACGAAGTATTTTAGCGTTTTGGCATTGTTACAAGCGAAAAACAAATATAAGGCAGTTGTATCTTTGCGATTGCAAACGATACTACCATTAAAGCCATCGTTTACTTTCTCAAACCAATTTTCTTTTGCTTGAAAATCAGCTTCTTTGCCTTCTTTTTTTAGTCGGTTGTTTACCATGTTGGTATAGTTAGCATTAAGTAGCATATTATAGCTAACTAACTTTGTTACCTTTGCTTTGGCTAATGGGTTGTTTGTTTTAAGTTGTTTTTCTTCAACTATTGCAGTCATTTGAGCAAATGTAGCTGAACCGCCATCATTAATAAGAGTTTCGATAATTGTTTGTTTGTTCATTTTAAAAAAGTTTAATTGTTAACGATAGTGCAAATATCGGAACAATTTTTGAGATTTCCAAATTTTAAATGAATTATTTTAAAAATAGTTTATCAACATTTTTTTGTTAATAACTTTGTTTGGTTGTGTGGGAATTTATTTGTATCTTTGCAATGCTAAAAGAAATAAGTTATGAAAGCAACATTAGTAAAACATTAAAGTAATTTCTTTGGATTTAGAAAAGACAAAATGTACCACAATGGTACATTAAAAACAACCCTATCATTTGCATTGGGTAAATTCAGATTGTTATTGTATTAATAATACATAGTCAGGTGGCGGAATTGGGTCAAGCTATGGTAGTGTTGTTTCAGTTGCTCACCAATACGTTCCAATTTAGCTCTTTGCTTATCGGTGCAAGGCTTATCAAAGGACGTAATAGTATCATTTACACATACTCTGCCTAATAGTCCACCACCTAAGTAGTTTTGATAGGCTGCCATTTTTTCACCCTTAAACCCTAAAGTTGTAAGGTCAATTTCAATTCCACCACCACGTGAAGATACTTGTAAACGTAGGGTAATTGTTTGAAAGTTAATTTGTTTTGCTTTTGCCATTGTTGTTTGTTTTTGTTACTGCAAAGATAAGTAAATTAATTTGAAAATTCAAAATTTACAGCATTTAAATTATCAATTAGCTGTATTACTTTTTTGTACCTCTCTTTTTCATCTTTTGAATCTGTAAGGTCTGAAAGGTTTTTTAAGTGTTTTTGGTACTGCAAACGGCTAAGATAATCAATAGACCTTAGTTGTGTTTCAATTTGACTCATTGCTTCTTTGTTTTTGTTACTGCAAAGATAATAAAGTTTTTGGTGTTTCCAAAATTTATTTAACATTTAGTTTTTTTAACAAATAGTCTTTATTTGACTTACTTATAATAAAAACATATTGTTTACTGTTTTTATCCATTTCGGAAAAGTAATATAAAACCTCTTTATCACCATGAAACTGATTGGCAATAACCACATTAGTAGTAATGACTTCGATATAATCACCACCATTTACCAATTTCAATTCTTCGTTTATTACTAATTCTGTTTTATTGTTATTTGCTTTGGTAACAATAAAAGTAGTTGCTAATACCAATAAAATTAAAATGATTTTTTTCATAGTTGTTTGTTTTTTGTTACTGCAAAGATAATAAAGTTTTCCTAATTTCCAAACCCCAATTTGTTAAAAATTAGGGTTTAGTTTCCATTCTAATTTATATGTAGGGTTATATCTACCACCCGAACACTTACCACATGAAGCCGAATTTTTAGGTGCTTTATGCTTTTTGTGTGTTGTATTACAACCAACACATAGTGCAATATACCTTGATTGTGGTGTGTTCACTTCTGCTGAACTATAACAGCGTTCACCATTGCACCCTATCTCTATTGCTTTTCTTTTCCATACCCAATCATGCCCATGCTTTGCACCAACCAAAGCGTGTGCTATTTCATGTAGAATTGTGTCCTTTACTTTTGCTTCATCGTTTAAGGCTACGAGGTGTTGCGATAACCCTATTCTTTTGGTTCTGAATCTGCATACGCCAAACCTGCGCCTTGCGTTGTCAAATTCAAATTGCCAGCCACTTTGAATAAGCCCATGCTCCAACATAAGATTAAAGGGTTCCATTGTTGTTTTGTTTGATAAGGCAAAGATAGTAAAAGTTTTCCGAATTTCCAAATTAATTTAAAAAAAAAATTTTTTTGGAAATGTTATTTTTTATTTCTACCTTTGCAGTAAATAATTCAAATATGATAGACGCATTATTAAGTATGTTTAGTAAGAAACAACAAAGTAATTCAGATATTACCCCAAAACCTGTTACCAACGTTACTTATCCATTCGAGGGTTATAAAAATCTATCTTTGGGTGAACGCTACAAAGTAATAGAGCAAGGTATGTTGGAAAATAAAGTCTTTATGAGAAAATAAAGTTGAAGATAAATTTGGAAATTAAATAAATTTGTCTATCTTTGCACTGTTAAACAAAACAAACGTTCTATGACAAATTTTGAAAAAGCTGTCGCCCAAGCTAAAGAGGGTAAACTGCAAACACCAAGTGTTAGCTATGGTAGCAAACAAATTGATTACTTTGGCTATCAACTGGCAACTCATCACTTCAACCTTAAACTCATGGCAAAAGGCATGGCATTTAAACGTGTAAGGTTAAAAGACCTGAAAGATTACTATGGTCTGAAAGGTAGAACAGCTGCTGATTGTTTGCCACAATTTGAAAAGATTATGGCAGACTACAAAGCAAGTCTGTAAAAATGAAGGGGCTACCAATTAGGTAGCCCTTTTTCATTTCCTTTTACTATCAGCCACAGCCCAATTCCAACGCTCTCTTAATTCATTATCCATATCACCAGAGTATATTTTAATTATCTCTTCACTGGTGAACCTTTCTGGACATCTTTTAAGATACCAATGCGACTTCGCATTTGGTGTAAAGTCTGTTGGATAAAATGCAAAGTCCATAAGCACAATCCAATCTAAAAAGTCTGTTGTATTCATTATCGTTGTATTTTAGACATCATTACAATTTTTCCTTTGCAGTACTCTTTCATTTCTTTCTTGGTGTGAAAGCAGATAGGGTTCTCAAACCAAGCCACCCATTTCAGTTGTTTCTTTCTCTTTGTCGCCATATGTACGCAATTGTGTATAGTTAGGTTAAGACTGCTCTATCTAAGAGTATTTGATAAGCTAATTTGAACTCGTGTGCTCTGTTAAGACGCAAATTAAATTCTATTGCTATCAGCCTTAATTGTTTGATGACTAATGATACTGGCATAGTTTTTTTGTTTTTGATTATGGAAACAAAGATAAGGAGAATCTTTCAATTCTCCAAATCTTTGATAAATTATTTATGAGGTAAAATATGGATTAACTTTATCCACAGCTTCACTTTCAAGTCTTGCTTTAACGTAAGATGTCGCAACAACATCATTAGGGTCATATACATACGCTCCATTGCTTGAAGCAACCCCAAATTGCCCATTAGATAACCCCCAAAAGTAATACCTTACATTTTCATCAATGGTATCTAATTGGTTTAAAGCATTGGCACATACTTCGTTTAATTCGGAGAATAATCTAACATTACCCGTAACGCTAGATAAGATAGCCAATTTCATATTGCCATTGGCAAATTCTTTTGCTTCAGTTGTTCGTCCTACTTTGTTTAAAGCTTCAACCAAATATGGTTTGTAGGCTCCCGCTTGTGGTCTTGAGAATGGATTGTTCATATTTTTAATTGTTTAGACTGCAAATATAGATAAACTATTTTAAATTATCAAATTTATTTTACAATTTTTATAAATTCACTAATTTTTCTCTTGTAATAAATTCATTATTTCTCTTGTTAGAGAGCCTGCCGTTCTGAAACCATCATTACTCCACAATATAATTAGATATTCTATTTCTGAATATAATTTTTTTTCTTCTTCTGTTAATTTTTCAAATTCCATAATTTATTTTTTTATAAGGTAAAACAAAAAAAAAATACATACTTATAACAACAAATATAAGAAATAAATTTTGATTCACCTAATTTTTATATCTATTTGTTTACTGCAAAGATAATAATTAAATCTGAATTACCAAATGTTTTACTTAATTCTTTCAATATATTTTCCATGCATAAAAATATCACCCAACCCAACTTCATCAGTAGGTAAAACAACCGCCAAACAATAATTAAGAATTTCCTCTCTATGCTCTTTGGCAATATCATCTTGTTCACCCTTTAATCGGTAAACAAATTCTCTCGGCTCACCTTCTTCCACATCATTTTCAAATGCGTGTAGTAGTTTTGTGTTTAAATCATAAAACACATCAAATGTATTGTCATTGGTAGTATTGTCTGCCAACTCAACTTCTTCTAAAAATAAATCTAAACTCATCTTAATTTATTTAAGTGTTATACAATTATTTATTCTCAACTTCAATTATGTATATGCCTTGTTCATCCCATTCCTCTTTGGTAAAAGGTTCGTCAGAATGTTGGTTTAAAAACTCAACCGCTTGTTCATCCGTTTCAAAATAAATTACTTCATTATCCTCATTAAGGACATATTCGTAATCATTCAATGATATACCCTCTTGGTGTCTTGCTATTACTTTCATCTTAATTTATTTAAGTGTTATACTATTTTTACTGCAAACATATTCAATCAAATGTTTCTTTACTTCTTCATCCACAACAAAGTTATCAAACGCTTTTTGGCTGAAACGTGCCATATCTTTAAGGTGTTTCTTAATTCCACTAAAAGCAGTAAAACTCTCACTTACCATTCCACCCTCGTGTGTTGTTCTGTTCACTGGTGAAACACTTAAATAAATTCCTCTACTTTCGTTTGTACTTGTAAAGTAATTCATTCCACCCTTTGTGTAATATAATTCCACTTTCAAGTGTGTTGCGTTACCCGAAGCAACCTCTATGTATTCTTTATTTCTCATTGTTTGTTTGTTTAATGCAAAGATAATAAACTTTTTGGTATTTCCAAATTTATCCTTCAATTAGTTTTAAATCTGCACAGTAAACTTCAATGTATTCTATTGCATCTGATACACCTAATACTGAATAGCTAAAATCTTCGTTCTCGATAACTATTTTTTCAACAAAGACAATAAATTCACGTTCATTACCTTTGAATATAGTTTTTTCTTCTAAATTGTTATAGATTTCGTACATAATTTTGTTTTAATTGTTTCTGCAAAGATAATAAATTAATTTGAATTTCCAAATACTCTTTCAACTTCTGTATCTTGAAAAATTAAACACACTCCTTCTCTCTTTGCAACTAATTTTGGTAGGTTATGTGAATATCGGTCAGGTTGTGAAAATCTTTTGCGTAAGAACATAGCAATACTTTCCATTTCAGAACAATTTACTTGTCCTATTATTAATTCTAACCACCCACCATACGCTTTGCCAGCGTCATAAGGTTTTGCTTTTATGTTGGTATCTTCACTAAACGCTTCGTGTAGTTTATTTAAAAGGTTTTCTCGTGTCATTGTTATACGTTTTTGTTACTGCAAAGATAATAAACTTTTTGGTATTTCCAAATTTTTATTTAATTTAATTTTTACAAACTTTGACATAACCAAAAGGTTTAGTATAAGTTATTGTATAAGCATACTTTGTCCAATGAGCTATCCAAAGCTGTAATATGTAAAGTTCTTCCGCCTTATTCATATAAATTTGTTTTTGTTAGGTCAAAGATAATAAAACTTTTTGGCATTTCCAAATTTTTCTTCAAAAAAAAAAAGGTGCATTTCTGCACCCCTTTCATCATCAAACAAACAAACAAATTTATTTAACTTTCAGCAACAAGTAATGTTTTATATTCTTGCTCTGTTAAGTGTCTTGCTGACTTTAACTCTGTATATTTTCCTTTTGGTTTAATCAGTATGCAATCACCTTGTCGGATAATCTTTTCAATGTTTCCTTTTGGTACATTGGTTTGTATCGTCCAAGCAATACATTGTAAGGCATTAATTTTGCTAACTTCAAAGTTCCAACTATTTTCGTTATTGGTGTTATACACACTTCTTGGTTCAACCCAAATAAGGTATTCTCTATCTGTTGAGGTATCTTTGCATTTCACATAGTATGAATTTTGCATTTTTTGCCAACTTTCCAACCCTTTATTAAACACTTCACCCGATACTTCGTAAAATTCGTATGTATCATTAAATTTGTGTTCAACAACTTCACCATTCTCTGTTACCCAAATAGTTGTTTTAGACAGCGTTTTTTTGCTAATTAGTTTAGGGTTTACTTCACTAACCAACCTTTCCAACCCCAATATAATGATACCAACTCGCCTTTGTTCAAGGTTCGGCAAACTCGCAATATCTTTAAAAGATAAAGGTTTAATGTCTGCCCAAATGTCAGCAAGTTCTTCAAATGGGCAAGTTTCGTGTTTCAGTTTAAGTAAACCGCACCCTAAATCGTAAGGGAATTTTGTGTTGTTGATTACTATTTGCATATTGTTTATTGTTTAGTGGAACAAAGATAAGAAAAAGGTTTGGTATTACCAAATTTATTATGGTTTTTTTATTCACTTTCTGTATAAACGTAATACTCTCTTGATACACTCAAAGTCAGTTCGTTACCTTCAAGTGTTAGTTCTTCATTATCTTCGTTTGTTGTATATGTTATCCAATCACTCGCTTCACCTTGTGCATTTTCGGGTTCAAAATCATAAGCTACTTTATTTATTTTTTCTTCCAATTCAGCAACCAATTTTTCTTGACTATCAGTTACAATAAAATCTTTTTTGTAGTTTATTGTAAAGCCATCACCACCACCATTGATATTATCCACAAATTCACTCACAAAGGCAGTTTCTTCATCAGTCAATGTAACAATGGCTTGTCCTGTAAAATGTTCACTCCATTCGCTTTGTGCGTTCTTTGAGTAGTAAAAATCATCTTCATCTTCATTTAAAGTAATTTCAACAGTTCCACTTTCACCCATATAGTGTCCATCTGAATTTACATAAAAATCAACTCGGTTATACACTACTCGGTCAAAATAATTAACCAATTCTTGATTTTCAACCAACTCACCCTCTTTGTCAAAAATCTCAATATCGGTTTCATTCATACTATCACCACCACAACTAAAATTAAAATTAACGTGGTCAATGTTTAACTCTTTCCAAAGGTTTACGATTTCTTTTTCCATTTTTTTTTGTTTTTATTTGTTTACTGCAAAGATAAGTATTATTTTTTAATCTACCAAATTTATTGACGAATTTTCTCTAAAAATTCTTTTGCCGTTTGTTCAGCTTCGGGATTGTCAATATCTTTTACACCATTGTTAAACCAGGGCTGAACTTCAATGTGCTTCAAATAATCTTGTGGTGTTGGAACAAATTTCATTTTAAAATCTTCTGCAATATGTAGCATAGCAATATCAACAGTATCTACACTTTTGCCATCGGAATTTACAATGTTATAGCCAAATATCTTTGGAATAATCGTATAAGCAAACCAAGTGTTATGTGTTAATACCCTTGCTGAATTATTGTTCATTGTAGCTTTTGGGCTATCAATTAATTCGTGAATTGGTAAATAATCTTCTACCTTGCCACCCCAACGCTTAACTGAACTTTTTGAATGAATTAAAGGATTTGCCATAACTGTTTGTTTTATTTGTTATTGATTATGGTGCAAAGATAAACAATTATTTTGAATTTCCAAATTTTATTTAATGTTTTACAAATTTATTTTCATCAACATAAAACGAGAACATATTCATATACGTTGCTGATATTGAATTTTTAACATATACTTGAATGTTAATTTTTCTCTGTGGCATAAATGTTTTTAATGTCCTTGCAAGTTGTTTTAAATTAAACTCCATATTGCTGGGTAACATTTCTATATCATAAGATAAACTAATTTGTTTTAACCCTTCATCATCAACTAAAACATTACCCTCACTATCTCTTACTTCGATTGATATTTTATATTTTTCAATCTTATTTTCCATAGCTTTTACATAAGCATTTCTACCCTTTTGTGTTGATAAATCGTGTATCATATTTTGTTTATTTACTGCAAAGATAATAAAAAAATTTGAACTACCAAATTTTATTTAGAATTTTTCAATACCTCACCAATAGCTGTATGCAAATTTTTTAATTGCTCTCTTGTCATCAAAGGTATCATAATTCTATTAAAATTCAAATCTCTTCGTTCTGAACGACTATCTTCATCAGGGTAAAAGTTATTATCTTCTATGCTAACATAACCAATATCACCCGTTAAACCAATAGACATGATATGTCCATTTGCATAGGTTTGTCTTTGAGCAAGTTTTTGTGTTTTTGCCATTTTAAATTACTTTATTTAAAGTTACAAGAAAATGGGTTGAGAATATCCCAACCCATTTTTGTTAATAAATCAATCCCAAACCCTTGACACACTTTGAGAGAATGGATTGTACTCTACTTGCCTACCCATTACCCAATTACCTTGTTCAACTTGCAGTCCTTTGTGTTCGGCAAATTTGCCATTAGGTTCTTCGTGTTTTAACACGCTATCTGCTTTCACAGATATTTCTGCAAAATCTGTTAATGTTGCTTCTGTTGAGAAGTTACCATACAAGGTGTGTTGGTTTGCACCCTCACCTTTTAAGATTGTTTGTTTTGTTTTTCTACGTTTTGCCATATTGATTAGTTTTATTTGATTGCAAAGATAGTAAATAAAATGATAAAAGCAAATAAAAACGGAAAAAAAATTTTTTTTTAAGAAAGTAAGATAAAAGTTTGGAAATTCAAAATAATTGTTTATCTTTGCACCAATCAAACAATCAAATACATGTCACAATCAACTCAACGTCCGCTATACGAAATAGCAAGAGAAATCAGGAAAGACTGGAAAGCAACATCCAAAAACGGTATCTACTTTGGTGCTGCGCCCTACTTGGATGCAATGGAAAGCCTGACAGATAAAAACAGCAAGTACGGCTACGATTCAGCTAGTAGCATTGTTAACTACTTCTTGGCGAATGCGTCAACCTACAGAGGTGACACAGCCAAACGTATCAAAGCTGAACTGAAGGCTATCATTAAATAAAGTAGGCTAAATAAAGGCCCCAGAGAATCTCTGGGGTTTTTTTTTTCAAAGCTTTTAGATGGTTTTGTTTACAGTAAGATATTTACAGTAAACAAAATTATTTAAAATGAAAAACAACTACTTCTTCGGATGGGAAAACATCAAATGGTTTATCAGAGAAATTGGTAAAATCTATTCAGCTCAAGACTCATTCTTCTCTAAAAAAAGAATAGAATCTGGTGTAGCTTTCATCATTGCCCAATGGGGTATGATTTATTTCTTCCTTACACATCTTCCAACCCTAACAATGGGTGAATTCCTTTTATGGGCTGCTGCTGAATTCGCTGTTTCAGGTTATATCATAAACCAAATTCAAAAGGAAAAGATTACTTCAAAACCTGAAGAATCAGAACAAAATCCACAACAACTTAACGATTAACTCAGCTCGGCTGTGGTCGTGTACACAAATGTGTTCACATTACAAAAGGCAAATGCCCAGACCGCAATATAGCAATCTGGGCACCGCTTTGTTTACATAATGAGTGTGAGCTCCGTTGATTACAAGGTTGCTCATTTCCTTGCAACCAACGGCACTCATTTTTGGCTCAATGGGATGCCTTCCCACCGACTTACGCCTCTTGGCAGAGAACCGATTGGTTGAGATAGCGTGGAATCACTGCTACGGTACACAGAGGTTCTCGTCAGAGAGTTACGCATGGAAGTTGCCATCCCTAACCAAATGCACAAGTCAATGGCTAAAAACGGAACGGCATCGCTGGGGAACATAAGTTCCCCTACAAACAGAGGCTGTATCTTGAACGGAGATTAACATGAGAGAGGTGTATTAAACCGACCTACTCAAACCAATATTTTAAAGAACTTCTATTAACTTCGATAGTACAAAGGTACGAAAACTTTTTGAAACTACCAAATCTTTTTGAAACTTTTTTTTACCTCATAGAGAGTGGCTACTCCCTCGCATATCATTGGGCATTATTGCTATCGCCAGTGAATCTCTATAAAGTAATTAAATCATACCGATAAAGTCTGCTCACGGAATATCGGCAAGTCGTGGCACTTTATGATTTAATGTTTCTCTCTCAATGAACGTACTGCAAAGGTAGTAAAACTTTTTGAAACCACCAAATATATTTCTTACAATTTGTAAGATTTTTTTATCTGACTTAATTCAAAATCATCAGAAGCATATAAACTAATTTGTTCTACTTTATTTGTAACTGGATGAAATCTATGTCTGAATGAATGAATCACCTTATTACCTTGTTTAAAGCTTCCCATATACTGCCAAGCTTCACCTTCATATAAAGCAACGTCTGGCTGTTCCAGACCTTCATTTAATGGATGACTGGCCAACCAGTTCCACATATAATCCCATTCAGGACTACCTATTTCTATAATAACAAATTCCATGCTACAAATGTAACATGGAATCTATCAAAAGTCAAGCTAAACTCAACCAAGATTATCAGGTTGACACTGCATTATCATTACGGAATAAACCTTACCGCTATCTGTGGTTATCCACATACTACCGCAATTTTCTTCCGTAGATACTACCTCACCATCTACCTCACCCTTTACATAGGCTGCAATTTCTGCATTAATTGTTTCTTCTTTGCTCATTTTATATAAATTTATTTAATCTTCTTCAATTACTTCCAACCCTTCGCTTTCCCCTGCAATATCAATTGCCAACCAAATTTGTTCCATTGTTGCATCATTTTCCAAAGCATCTTTTAAAATACTCTGCGCAGTTTCATCATCACATTTGAATTTGCCTTTTACATCGTCAACGTGCCATAAGTTATCCACAAAGTAACCATTATCCCTTAGCAACTGCTTTGCTTTTTCGATTTCTTTTTGTTGTTCTATTGTCATATTATTTGATTTTGATACTGCAAAGATAAACAATTATTTTGGAATATCCAAATATAAATGGTCAAAACCTTTAATTTTATTTGTTGGACTTCCGTTTCTACGCCACATACCTGATATATAACCCTCATTCAAAGTAAGCTTTCCCATATAAGGACACTTCACCAACCCAACAATAATGTTGTCCAAAGGCAACCAACGAAGGTCTTTTACTTCATGATTCCCAATAGTATGGGTTATAGTATTAAGATATTCTTGTTTCATATTTAATTTTTGACAAAGATAACACAATTTTTTCGTTTTTCCAAAAACCAACGAAAGTTTTTTACTTTTTTATACATATTTATAATAAACAAAAGATATGACTGAGGAACAAAAAGCAAAAAAGAAAATCACCGATAAAGCTTATCGAGATAGAAATAAAGCTAAAATTAAAGAACGTGATAAACTTTATTATGAAAATAATAAAGAAAAAATCAAATTAGCGAATAAAGAATACGCTGAAAAAAACAAAGAAACAAAAAAAGCATACAAAGAAAAATGGGTTAGTGAAAATAAAGACCGAATTAAGAAATACTATGAAGATAATAAAACTGAATTAAAAAGTAAACGTAAAACTTACATAGAAAGAAATAGAGATAAAATTCGTGAATATGATAGAAATTACCGTAAACGTAAAATGGTTGAAGACCCATTGTATAGGTTAAAAGCCCATCTGAGAATTTTAATAAATAAATCATTAAGAGCCAAACAATACGTTAAAAACTCAAAAACTATTGAAATTTTAGGTTGTTCGTATGAAGAGTTTAAACAACACATTGAATCATTATGGCAACCATGGATGAATTGGGGTAATAAAGGTTTATACAATGGCCAACCAAATTATGGTTGGGATATTGACCATATTACTCCATTATCAACTGGTATGACAAAAGAAGAATTAATAAAGTTAAATCATTATACTAACTTACAACCATTATGTAGTTATATTAATAGGGATGTAAAAAGAGATAATATTTGATTCCTGTGGCTGTATGTGTTATAGTATTAAGATATTCTTGTTTCATAATGCAAAGATAAAAAAACGGTTTGAGTAATTTGTTTTAATTCCATACTGCAAAGATAAGAAAGTTTTTATATTTTCCAAATTTAACTTAATTAATTATGCTTATTACATCAATATAACCATCTTCCATTTTAGTTGGGTCAACTATGTGGAAAGCAAAATAATCTCCTTCGTCAACCAATAATAGGTATTTTCCGTTATCTAAAGTAAGTTTTTCCCATTCCCAGCAATCAAAATACTTTGAGAACGCTTTGGGTGTATCATACATAAACCAACCATCACAAAAATCATCATCGATGAAATCATGGTTACAAATGGCAATTTCAATATCCCCATTTTTCTCAATATCCCACTCCCAACCGTAATCGTCAAAAGCACATATTTCGGTGTCTTGGTTTTCTTTAAAAAACTTTTTAATGAAGTTGGTTAGTTTTTTATTTTTAGTGCAGGTTTTCAACAATGCTATTTCTACTTGTTCATTTGTAGTATCAAGTGGCAAGTCGAGTAAATACAATTCTTTTTTCATAATATTATTTTTTTAATGCAAAGGTTCTAAACATTTTTCTATTTTACAACCCTAACGTAACTTATAAAACTATCAGTTAATGTATCTAATTCTTGGTTATTTACGCCATCCATAAAATCAGGTAATTCATAAATCATTATATCACCTAAACTGCCATCTACTTCCTCTTTAGCCAAAAATTTACCTATTTCAGCTGTACCCTCAAACTTCATATTTTCAATAAGCTCACAAACTTTTCTTGAATTATGGTAATCAACAGGCACTATAACAACAAATATTTTTTCCATGTTCTTTTGTTTTTGTTTATGCAAAGATAAGAAAAAGAAATGACACTACCAAATAGTAGCGTCACTTTTTTTATTCCGCAAAATTTGGTTTAATTTCTGTAAACCCTTGTGGTTTTTTGCTTTCAACACTTATTACATCTCTAGCCCAAGTACCAACATAATTGTTCGAACCCCTAAAGTCACCACCGCCCCTGCCGTTTAAAAAAATCGCCTCCACTTCGTTCTTTTTTACTTTTCTTAGATATTTATTATTATAATGCAAATATAAGATTAAATTATGAACTAAACAAATTTATTTATGAAAACCGATAGAAAAATTATTCAACAACGATATAGAGAAAAAAATCGTGAAATACTTAGAGAAAAAAATAGACTATATAAAGAAAAAAATGCTGAGTCAATTAAACTAAAAAATAAACTCTATAAAGAACAACATAGTGAAACAATATCTGAATATAATCATAAAACAAAAGACCAAAAAAAACTAACAGATAAATTGTACCGTGAAAAAAATGCTGAATCAATTAAACAGAAAAAAAGAGAGTATTACGAAGCTAATAAAACTAAAATTAGAGAATATAATCGAAACTATAAAATTAATCGTATGAAAGACGACCCTTTATTTTTTCTTAAACGAAAAATTCATAATATTATTTATAAAGCTATAAAACATAATTATACCAAAAATAAATCAACATTACAAATACTCGGATGTTCTTATGAAGAATTTAAACAGCATCTCGAAAGTCAGTTTGAATCGTGGATGAATTGGGAAAATTATGGCTTATATAAAAAAGGAGAATTAAATTATGGTTGGGATATTGACCATATAATCCCAACCAGTTCTGCTAAAACAGAAGATAAATTAATTCAATTAAACCATTATACTAATTTAAAACCACTTTGTTCTTATACTAATAGATATATAAAAAAGGATAACCTTATATAAGGTTATCCAATTTATTAGTCTTCATTAAAATTAGGTTTTATTTCTTTGTAACCATTAGGTTTCTTTGAACTAACAGAAATTAAATCTCTTGCCCATGTACCGACAAATTCAGCACCATTTTTAGAAGTATAATCTCCACCCCCCCTTAAATTTCCTTCGCAGGTAAGCAAAGGTAGAGGGTGTATCTTTGTTCCTTTCCAAGTCGCTATTTCGGGTACGTTAAACTTATCAACAAATTCTTTTTTGCTGTGGTTTACAATATAACGTGTTTCAGTTACACTTACCCTTTCTGTTGGGTTGGCTTTTTCAGTATCCTTGCAACGCTTATACAAATTTGTTTTTCTGCCTTTGCACTCATCGGCATAATCACCAGCCCATACAACCCTTTGAGGGTTATTTTTAATAAGACTTTCAAAAGAACTTACAAAATGATTTCCAATATAGGAATGTTCCATAAGTTTAAGCCCATTATCGTATTCGTGTGAATACATCCAAGACTTAACACTTTTTTTGTTTTCTGCAAGTAAAATTGGTTTAAAATACTGACCCATAATGTTAATGTTTTTAGTTAATAAAATATTTACAATGCAAAGATAAACAATTATTTTGAATTTCCAAACTTTTTTTAAAAAATATTTTGCAGCTTTACTTTTGATTCAATCCACTTCAAAATGGTATCAGCATAATAAGAAGTAGTCAAATCAGTTAAAAAGAAATACATCTTACGATACGCTTCACTATCATCAGCAGTTATCGTACCCCTCGTAAATTCTTTTGCATTGCTTTGGTTACTCGATTTGCGATACCCTGTTGAAGTATCCCAATCTTTCCCAATGATAGCAATTACCTTTCCAGTAATTTCAACGGTGATTACACCGCCCCTACATTGTTCTCCAATTTTAAAAGTCTTTTTTGCCATAATTTTATTTTTTATTGATTAATAATAATGCAAAGATAAGAATAATTTTCAACTTTCCAAAAATTTGTGATATTTATTTTAAAATAGGTGAGTATGCAAAAAAAATGTCAAAAATGTAGTGAATTAAAAGATATTAATTCATTTAGTAAACAATCAACAAATAAAGATGGTTATAAAAGCACATGCAAAATTTGTGTTGCTGAATATGGTAAAAAATATAGATTAAATAATATTGAAAAAGAAAAAGATAGAAGTAATTCTTATTATAAAAACAATAAAGATAAACGCTCCGATTATTTTAATTCAAAAAAAGAAGAAAAAAAAGAATACGCAAAAAAATATCGTAAAGAGAATAAAGTAAAAATTAGCGAACAACGCAAAAAAAAATATCTAGAAAATAAAGAAATTATTAGCAAAAAAAATTATGAATACCATAAACGAAAAATGGAAACCGACCCTTTATTTAAATTAAAAAAACAACTCAAAGGTTTAATCAGGGATAGTTTAAGAAATCAAAATTTAAAAAAATCAGATAAAACAATAGATATATTGGGCTGCACTATACAAGAATTTAAACAACATATTGAATCACAATTTGAGTCATGGATGACTTGGGAAAATAAAGGGTTATATAATGGTGAATTAAACTATGGGTGGGATATCGACCATATCATTCCAACTTCTAGCGGTTCAACTTATGAAGAAATTATTAAACTTAACCATTACAGCAATTTACAACCTTTATGTGGTTATATTAATAGGCATGTAAAAAGAAATAATTAACTTGACAATACTCGCCAATTTTCCATGTTTTAGTTACTTTTGCCATTTGTTTAATTATTTTGTTACCGCAAATATAAAAAAAAGGTTTGGAATTACCAAACCTTTTCTGACTTTTTTTATTCAGCTATTTCTTTATTTTTCAATAACCTATCAATTTCAATAATCCTCTCATATTGCTCATCAGCCAATGCAAGTTCTTTTAATTTATTTAAAACAACAACTGGATATTCAGCAACAAGGTATTGTTCCTCATGAGCAATTTCAACAAGACTTTCGGCAAATTCGCCTAATTCCTCATCTAATTCATCGCATAAGTAATTCTCCAAATAATACTCTAGGTCACCATTTATATCCATTGCCATTCGCAGAGCCTCTTTGCTACCACCATTAGGTATATAAATATAAGTTATTACCCCATTTTCTATATGGTATTCACCAACATTATACCCAAAATCCTCATCAGCATATTGAATACAGAATTTAGCATTTGGGTATTTTATAGACAACAACTGTATTGCCATTTGAGAGGTACTCCACGCTGTACAGAATACAATCTCATTGTCGCAAATACTTTGGTCATAAGCATTCCATTTAGTACCCCAATTTTGAATACTCCAGTCATACCAATTATCAGCACCAAACTTGTCTTGGTATTCAGCAGATATTTCTTTTGTTATTCCCCTGCTAACGCCAAAATTCTTTTCTAAGTCAGTCAATTCATTTTTGGCAATCCTTTCCTCTTGCTTATCATAATCCTCTTGGCTTATAATACGAGTAGGACTGGTAATTGACCTTAATTCATTTGGCATTGGTGCGAATGTATTAAAGTCAATAAATTGGTCATCTTGACTTCCTTTGATTTCCGATAATACTTTCGCTACTTCCGTTTCTTCACCAATAATGGTTAATCTGTTTGTTACGTGATTAGGCATATACTTTATCTTTTGTTTACTGCAAAGATAAAAAAAAGGTTTGGTAATTCCAAATTATTCTTCAAAAAAATCTTCTATGGGCACTTTACATTCTTCAAAAGCCATATAACCCATTACACCTACAGCATTCCATAAGTTCTCATCAGAATCCAAATAAGAATAATAATCCTCTTCAATGAATTCAGTTTCCAACATACTATTAACAAATTCACCATTTATCATCCACCTATCTTTCATGAAGATTCGTATGTCTTCAATAGTACCTGTAAGTACTTTACTTCCATTGTCGTCCAAGTCTATCAACTGATAAACTGTAACTCCGTTTCGCATCTTTTCCATCTTCATTTTTATTTTAATTTATTTAAAACCCTACATCCACCCCTCTTTAACTTTGACTGGTTTACCATTACTTAAACTCCAAACTTCGTAGTACTCACCCCATTCACCTCTACGGCTTCTTGATACATAAACCATTTCATCATGACTTGCATTAAGCATAGCTTTCATTGCACTTATTAGTTTATCATAAGTAGGATATACATTGGTAATCTCCCTGCTTTTACGGAATCCATTACGATAATCTCGTATGCTTTCGTCTGTGGCAAAACTTGCCTGTGGTTTAAATTTTGGCATATGTCTTTAATTTTATGTTGCAAAGATAGTAAATTATTTCTTTTCTTGCAAAATTATTTTTTTCAAATGTTCAACATAATTTGGAGCTTCCGCATAACTCGCATGAAGGTATTGAAAATAATCAGCTTCCGTTTTTATGTCAGATAGATATTGCGCTTGATAAAAAGCATAATCAACAACACTCTCTTTCCAATTATCATAATAAGCGTGTCCATTCTCCTCACCCTTATTGGTAGTTGGTCGTCTTGTGGCAACCTTCATTCCAAATAAATTATGATTGGTTTTAAAGATTTCACTCTTAAAATTACCACTCTCCAACCTCGCTTGTGCATACACAATATGTGGGAACTTTATGTTCAATTCCAATATATATGCTTTCAATTTTTGTGCGCTAAATTCATTGAGCTTATTGGATTCGCTTAAAATGATTGCTTTTGTTTCCTCACTTATGTACTTCACTTGATTTACCCTGTAAACAAGCAAACAAACAATAATTCCACTCGTAACAAACGCTAACCCAATTATCAATAGCATAGCTTTCTTTGTTACATTCTCGTAAACCAAATTTTCTTTGTTGTAAAAATAAATCATACTATTTTGTTTAGATTGCAAATATAAGAATAATTTTTCAACCAACCAAATTTATTTCGAATTATTTTGCTTCCTCTTATGATAATCAGTCAGTATCCTTTTGTATTTGACTAAATAATCTTCGTATAGCCCAACGTTAACTTCTTTTAATTTGTTTAAAGATTCTGGTGCTCTAGTATTACTAGGTTCCTTGCTGCCCATACGTATGGCTCGAATTCCAGCTTCAATATTTTTTATGTACAATTCCTCCGCTGTCATCCCTTACACCTCAATTAATTTACAATAATCCAAAAGGTCTTCAATTGCTATTCTGCCATGTCTTGCAGAACTATAATAGCCCTGCCTTTTATAACCTTCTACCCATTGCGTAGCAGCGGCAATAGCTGCTTTTCTGCTTGTATACGTATTACTAAAGTGAATAGAAAATCCATCAGGTGACAATACATCGTACTTTTTCTTAGCCATGTTATTTAAATTTAATTGATTAAAACTGCAAAGTTAGTAAATTATTTGATTCTACCAAATTTATTCTTCATCTTCATTCCACTCATCATCTTCATCTTTACCAATGTATTCAACATAGAACGCAACATACTCACCACTTTCATCCTTACAACCATATACATTATATGAACCATCTCCAAACCCTGAACTAGATACAGCACCACCACTCAATACACCCCAACTTTCTTTTGCTAATGTCAAATCACATACAGCACGATACCAACTATCACCCTCGTTTACATCGTAATCATCACCAAAATCATGCTTTGGCAAATCCTTTGCAACTTCATCATTACGATAAAAATCCCTATCAAAGAACCCAAACTGCCCACTATCAACACCACCATTAAAATTAAGTAGTTTAAAACCACCACTTAGTTTAGCGTTGACATGGTTTACCTTTAATACAGCAATACGTTCACCCCAACCACCCTCGTTACTTGTTTCAACTTCGGCTTCCCATTCGCCATTCTTTACGTTTTCAACAATCCCTTGACACCATGTAGGTATTTCATAACATGGGTCGGAACAAACCATAACTCCTGAAGTAATATTAAATTTTTTCATATTTTAGTGTTTTTGTTTGTGTAAAATTAACTTAATTTTTTAAAAAAACAAATTATTCATCATCTTTTTTTTCCAAAATGTTGATTAGTGTGTCTTCATAGTAGCATAACGCTTCTTCTGCTTGAGGATGGTTTTTATCAATAGCATTCGCTAAGTCAACCATTTTATCACCCCAAATCTCTAAATGTAAAGCAAACAATGCTAATAGCTTAAATCTTTTTTCAACTGATGTATTCATTTTTTTTTAATTACTTGGTTAATGATACTGCAAAGATAGTAAATTATTTCTAACCACCAAATATTTCAGCAAGTTTTTTTTGCCTTTCCAAATCTTCCTTTATTTGTTTGGCTGTCAATAAATGAGCATAACCAAATTCCCACGCATCCCACAAAGGTATATGAATCAACTCAACTGGTTTCAAACTCGCAACCATGTATTCAGCATAGCCGTCAGCAACAGGGAATCTCAATATCTCACCAACATATTTACCATTATTCCTCCGTTTTACTAACTCCCTTAATTCATTGATGTAGTTTTCACAATCTTTTTGATACTTGCCAACTTCCTTAAAATTCAATTCAGGAAGCGCAATACTTTTTGGTGGAGAATAAATTGTAGCCATTTTTTTTTTATTTACTTGGTTAATGATACTGCAAAGATAAACAAATTTTTGATACTACCAAATTTTTAAGCCTTTTCTTTTTCAACAACTTCTGTTAAAAAATCTTCTGCTTTACCCTCAAACAATATGCGTTTTTTATTAACGTAAATGTCCTCACCTTTTTTATTTTTAGCCATGTAGCCAATCTCGATACAACGAAATATTACTTGGTTGTTATCGTTAACCTCAATTTCGTATTCATAATCTTGTCCGCAATCTTTCGCTTTTGGATTATATAAATAAAACCCACCAGCACCCTCTTTAAAATGCCCAACCAATTGCGCTGCCAAACAACCTGCACCATTGAACACCCTTTTAGAGTTTAGGTCGTCCATACCTAGTCCATTGACTACTTTGCTACCACTCAAAAACTCAACCAAATCAGCACCCATTCCACTTGGATAGCCATCATATTGGCGATACATACAAATTATTTTCTCTTTTTTTACCTTGTTGGTTTTTTCATCTTTCCAACTTTCGATTACTTTTGTTAAAGACCTAGTTCCCATTTTTTTGTTATTTAATTGATTAATGATACTGCAAAGATAAACAAATTTTTGATACTACCAAATTTATTTTCAAAATAATTCTTGTGGTAGGTTTTTATTCAATACCTCTTTTCCATCTCGTCTTAATTCATTTAACTTAACCCTAATGCTTAGCACCCATTGTGGGTGTTGAAGTAGGCTCTTAATGGTATGTCCTTTCCATTGAATAAGTGAATACCCATTATCAGTTTTATAACAAATACCTTTAAGACAATCCTTTTCCAACTTCTTGTCTAATCTCTTTTGGTCTTTTGCCTTTAACCAATCTTCCAACAACAAATCAATCTTAAACTCCAAATTCATTGGCAATTCCATAGAATACGCTTTAATCGGTGGCAATGCCAAACAAAATTGTTCAGCTTGTTCAACCAACTCACGCATTCCCTCGTAAGCATGATAAAAGGTACAACCACCATGCCCATCGTTTTTTGCATAGGCAACCTTTTGTTCGTTTACATATACATCAGCAACAAACGCATTGGTTTCTTCCGATAGTGCTTCACTAAACTTAATGTTTTTTAATTCTATTTTCATTGTTTTTTATTTAGTTGATTAATACTGCAAAGATAAACAAATTTTTGATACTACCAAATTTATTTTGAAAAAAAAAATTCCTCCAAATAAATGAAGAGATTTTATCCTACTTTATTTAACTTACCAAATTAACAAACATTTTTTGCACCTCTTTATCGGTTTGAATTAATTCATCCAAAGTGCTTGTATTAATAGTTTTTTCTCTGTGTAGGTAACTAAAGGTTCTTCTGTATTCCAACCCCACAACCTTATAGACAATAACTTCTTTACCACTTTCAAGCTTATGTGCCACTCGTTCACGTTTGAAGTCAACATAAAGTTGTAAGTAATTCTTACCATTACAATAGTCATATCTACTATCACTACCCAAATACTGCTTTGTTTTGCTTACAATGAATAATTCCATTTCGTAAATCTCATTATTGGCTAATGGCTTTTCCTTTGTCATTTCACTTAATATATCTAAAGTAGCGTATGGTTTACCATAACTATCACGACCTATTTGTGTTGTCAAAACTTTCCCAAATTCGTTCTTAAACTCTTTCAGTTCATCGTTAAACTGATTAACAAATACCTTAATCATGGTAAGGTTATGCTTGGTAATGGTGTCTTTAAACCTTTGTTCCTCACGATTACAATCGTTAATTGTTTCTAAAGTAAATCGTTTAGAACCCTCTGCTTTTGGTTTAGGGTTGATACGATTAAATTCTTTGATAAGGTCAGTAACCAATCCTTGTTGTAGTGGTGTTAAATTTTCCATTTTTTTGATTATTTGATTATGAGTGCAAAGATAAACAAATTTTTGATATTACCAAATTTATTTAAAGATTAAAAAATTGCTCTTAAATTTCCATAAGCCAAAGGTATTCCACAATTACCCCATTGAACATTCTCATCCAAATACTCTTGCTTCATATCAGTTGTAATCGTATCAACAAGGTATTCATACGCAATCTTAACCATTTCAGGTCTATTGGTAGTAGGTGGATAAAACCCTAATTTGTTATCCTTCACCCCAACAAACAATATAAACAATCTACGTTTACCATTGCCGTATTGGTGAATGTCAACAAGCTTTTTGAACTTGGCAAAGCTTATAGGTTCGCCACTCTCTGTAATCAAACCCAACTCTTTGAGTTTGTGTGTTAGTATTGCTATCGGTAATCTCATACTGTAAAGATAATACTTTTTTTTTAATTTACCAAAATAAAGACAAATAATTATTGTACACCTCTTTGTTCTTCTCCACCTCCATAAAACTCTTCTCACTCGGCTTTAATCTGCCATACTTCTCATTGGCCAGCTTTATAGCCTCTTCCCTGCTAACAGCAAATACAGTATTCCAACCACCACCCTCAAAGGTGAACATCCATTCTACTTTGTTTTGATTTTCCATTGTTGTTTGTTTTTGTTACTGCAAAGATAAACAAATTTTTGATACCACCAAATTTATTTTAAACTTTTTTTTAAATAAATTAGTTTAACCTAGCCAACATAAAAGCAACCAATTCATCCAATACCACATACACTGGCACACCTCTCTTCTTGGCAATCATCTCCAATTCCTTAATTGTTATGTTTAACATCATTTACCCCCTTTTCTGTTTTAATTACAAACCCACTCTCAAAAGCTGCCTTGTTCTTTTCAGCACCACCTTTGCCTGTCATTTTCTTATACTTCAACCCACATATAACTCCCTTCTTATCCAAAAACCTCAAATCATCCAAATCAGCATTTATAACTTCAAACCCTTCAAAGGTTTCGGGTAATTTGTCAAATACCATTGCTACATTTATACCTTGCTTTAGCAACTCAATTGCTTTATCATGATTGGTTTCACTTCTGCTAAAAGTTAAATGATAATTCTTTGGCAATTCCTTTTCAAACCGCTTATGATTTTTGGTATAGTCATAAAATTGTATATTAGGAAACAACTCAAATATATTCTTACCACCCTCAAATACCTTAAACTTTTCCCATACCACATCACTAGTGCCATTAAACCTAAATGTTACAATAGCTTTACCCTCATTCTTTTTAATAGCCTTTTCAACCTCTTCTCTCAATTGTTTCAAAAAACCCTCTCTATCACTCAAAAAATACTCTGTCTTGTTAACCCTACCTTGCATTACGCTAGTGTACATTCCACCAAAACCACTACCCACCAAACAACTTTCAGCACAACCCTTACTAGCATGTGGGCACAAATTAATTCCTTTAGAATTTGCCTTGAATGGCGACATGTACAATATGTAAGTCATGTAACCTAGCTTTTCTCCTTTGATAGTCTTTGCATTGTTAGTAGTTAACAACGGCTTTCTTTTAATTGCTTGCATATAAATGTTTATTTGATTAATGACTGCAAAGATAGATATTATTTTGAAACTACCAAATTTTATCTCACCTTTTTTAAATTATTTTTTTTAACCCCCTTTTTATATAATAAGGTATAAAACTTTTTCTGAAATAAATTTGGTAATGTCATTTTCTTTTCCTATCTTTGCTGTGTCAAAATTAAATAAGACGGGTTCGATATGAGAATATCGCAGAGGGTATACTCCAACCTGGGCATTATTTTAAAATGTTAACGAATGTTAAAAATTTGGTAATGTCAAAAATCTTTCATACCTTTGTGGTTTAACTTAAATTTTATCTATATGATTAGGTATGTTGATAACTTTGTTGATAACTTTACCAAAATAAATTTGGTAATGTCAAAAATCTTTTATACCTTTGCATTCACTAACTTAACCCATATTATGCCCTTATGAAAAATTAAAATTACATATCGCAAAAAAATTTAACACACCTTAAATAAAGGTCGTGTTGCACCCACTCCGTAAGGATGATGGGTTATTCGTGTTTCTCTACGTGTACTTTAAAAATGTTCTACGTGGAACGCTACACCTATACCCAAAAATTTCAGCCGAAAAATCATCGAGAATTTGTGAAAGGTATAATACTTTTAGCAGTTTTTTCATTACTTTTTCATTACTTTTTAGATTATGTTAAATGATACTTTTATGGTGTTTATAACCCTCTGGTAATCAATCTCCTATTTTTCAGGTGAAATCTCACCACAATTTCCCACAATTTACCACTTTTTACCAAAAAAACACAAAAAGCCTTAAAAAAAAGCAAACGTGCGAATGTGGGTACAGTTTTGTGGGGTTTGTGTACACAAATGTGTACATATTTAGGGTATATATGAACCTATATATAATATGATATATGGGTATTATTTAGGTTATTCATTATTCTTATTTTTGCTTTTAGGCTTATCTTCTGGTGTAGGGATTATTTTGTCCAATTTAGGTATTAGGTATTTCTTTTTCCATTGTTCGAAGGTTAGGTTTAGGCTGGGGTTTTTTTTAAGAAAGGTTTCATACTGGGTTTTTAGGGTAGACATAATATGTATAATATGATAATGTAATAGGTGTAGTATGTGTATAGATTTTATAAGTTATGTACACAAATGTGTACATAGGTTTTAGGTGGATAAGGTAATATTGGATATTTTACTTTAGATTGTTGTAGCATTTTATTCTGATATAAGAATTAATTCTTGATTTGTCAATGCAAAATATATATTCTGTAATTGATGAACATATATTATATCTACCATTGAAAATGCCCTTAAATCATCAAATGTATTATCTAAAATTGTGTAATTTGCGTTATTTCTTCTAACATCAATTTGTAAATAATAATCATGATTTGGGTCAGTATATGTAATATAATCATTATCACCTTTATCTATATTTTGGAATCCAAACTTATATAACCAATCTTCTGTTAATAAAATACCTTCTATGTTCTCAATAAGTCCAAAATCTCCACATCTAAATCCAACTTCTTCTTTACAAATTGAAGCGACCAAAGCTATCTCTTGATGGTCATCTCCATTCCAGTTCACCCAATTCCCAATTTTTAATTCATTTGCTGTCATCTTATTTCTTTTTAAATTGTTCAAACCATTGTTCAAAAGTATCATATTTCATCGAAATACCCATATCAGACCAAGATGTCACCCAACTACCATCTTTAAACGCTTTTCTCATATCTTCCTCACTATACATTTTTTCTTGTTGCAATTTAGCAAATTCAATTAAATCTTTTGGTTGTACATCTTCAAAGAAATCACCAACACCATTACATTCTGGGTCATTACAACACATTCTCTGGCAACCTTGTCTAATTAAAAATTCTTCTGCTATTTCTTCAAGTGTTTTCATTTTATTTTTTAGTATTTAATTGTTCAATAAATTCAATTACAACTTCACACATTTTAGATGATGAATAGGGTCTACGTTCAATTATTTCTGAGTAAAGAAATTGTAGTATTTGTTCTTGTTGCCATTTAGCACCCTCAATAAAACCTTTTTTCTTATCTGAGTTAATCCCATAATTATAAGGTTCTGGTAATTCATTAGCATATTTTTCAGCGGCTTCTTCTAATGTTTCTTGTTTAGGTTCAATCCTATCTAACATTTGAGCATCTAAAGAAGTTTTATATCCTAATACTACATCTTTAGCATCACTTCCCTCACTTCCATAAGTTTCGTTGTAGTATTGTTTGCAATTATATAAATCTCCATTTCCTCCTCCAATAACATAACCTTCTGTATGAGCATCAATTATCTGTTCCTTCTCAACTGATAATTTACCTAAACATCTTAATCTAATAGTTTCAAGAGTCATTCTTGAATCATCACTCAAATCATCATCGTATGTAAGATGTTCAACTATTTCATTAATTAGTTGTTGCATTGCTGTTTGTTTAGTTTCCATATTTTTTAAATTTTTCGTTATAAATTTCATTGCTTTTTTCTTGCAGGTAATCTTTTGTGAAGTCATCATCTGCAAATTTTGTTTTGGCAAGTTTCTCATAATAATCTTCAGCACTTTTTAAAGCATATTCAAATCCTTCAAAAAAACCATTTTCAAAAACTAAAGGTCTTGTTTGTTCTCTATTTTTAATAAATGTTTCTGTCATTTTATCAAATTGACTTTGCTCCATTTCTTTGGCTTGTTTTTTATACTCATCAATATGTTTTTGTTGCAACGATATTGAAGGTGTTAATTTTTCAATTAACCAATCTACTGCTGTTTGTTTATTTCCCAAAGGTTTATTTGTAGTTCCTGAAGTTATTTTATCAGCATTAGGATTGCTGAAATCTACATAATGAGAGTCTAACGCACCTTTTAAACTCATATAGTTTGCAGCTCTTTGTTTAGCTTCTTCTGAAATTGTAGGTTCTTCTGTTGGAATGATTATTTTGTAAGTAGCTTTATTTTGTAAAAATCCATATTTATCCTTATGTGAAAATTCAACCTCAACACTCTCACAACTTGGATTCTCAACAAACCAGTTAAGAAACTCATCATCAATAGCTTGTACACCATCAGCAATAAGTTCTTGGTCTGTTGTTAGGATGATTTTTTTACAATTGTAAAAATGATGCCATTGTTCTTCATTGCTTTTATCAACTTTAATAATTTTACTTTTGAAAGAATTAGTTAAAGCATAACAATCTTTAACTTCTTCATCATCAGATGTGATGTACAAATATTGATTTCCAGCATTTACTGTTCTAACAGGAAACTCTTCAAAGTATAACTTATCATTTACTTTGTAAAGTTTACTTGGCTTATCCGTTGGTAATACGTGTAAATTTTTCATATTATTTGTTTTTAACAATTTCAATTAATTTAATTAAACAAGCAAGTTCTGCTTCTTCGTATGTTTTTGTTAATTTATCATATTTTTTTATCATTTTTAACTCATCATTTGATATGTCATAAATGAAATACGTATGGATATTTACTTGACCAAATAGATTATAATTCTCTCTAAACCAACGGAATGATTGAGAATAAGTTGGTGCTAATATTCCATCATTCTGTTCAGCCATCCAAGCATCTTCTTGTTTAGCAACATACATAACATCATACTTACTACCTCTTCCTATCCAAATTCCAAAACAAGGTTCATCAAACCCTAATTCTTTTAAAGCTAATGCTTGTTCGTAAGGTATAAATTCTTTGTTCATATTATTTTGATTTAACTATTTCAATTAATTTTTTTAAACAAGCAAGTTCTGTTTCTTCGTAGGATTCATAAGAATTATTTGCTTTAACAATTCTTCCACCTTGTAATATGGTGTAGAAGAAATTAATCATATCACTATTGTATATCCAACTTGATAGGTTATGCTTCTCTCTAAAAAATCTGAATGCTTGTGAGAATGTTGGCAATCCAATGTTCTCAACTGGTTTGTTATCAATTTTGGCATTCCATTCTTCTTGAATGTTTGTAATTGGACTTCTACCTTCAGAATAACAATATCTGACATCTTCATCAGATATATTATACCAAGCCCAGCAAGGTTCATCAAATCCAAGTTCTTTTAGCTCTAAAGCTGGTTTGTAAGGTAAAAATTCTTGTTCCATATTATTTCTGTTTTACTAATTCAATTAATTTTTTAAGACAAGCAAGTTCTGCTTCTTCGTGTTTCTTCCATTGTTCATTTAGATTTTCATCATTCCAATCAATTTCTGAGTATATTACATAATCATACCAAGCAGTTTTAGTGGTTTTCCCACCCTTGAATTTCACTTCACCAATTATGTGATACTTCTCTCTAAACCATCTAAATGCTTGTTGATATAGTGGTGCTGAACATATTTGTCCATGAAATTGCTCATGTGATTTACACTGAGTAGGATAGAATGTTTTATCATTATGATATAAACCAAAACAAGGTTCATCAAATCCTAATTCTTTAAGTTCTAATACTTGTTCGTAAGGTATAAATTCTTTTTCTAATTTACTCATATCTAATAATTTGTTGTGTTTTAATATTAATTACTTTTATTACTGTAAATTTATTATCAAAATAAGCTAATATACTTTCTTGATTAATATTAAAATATAAACCAAAATAAACCATAAAATCATCTAAAGATTTAACTAAAGGTTCTTTACAATTTAATTTATAATAATCATAAAATAATTGAAAATTAAAAGCATTATTATTTCTTTGTTTTATATATTCTTCTCTATTCATAACTTTTATTTTTGTTTAGTAGTCAGGACAAGATTCGAACTTGTATTCTATTACTTCCGTAATCGCCATTACCATTATCGACCACCTGACTATGTTTTAGGAAAGAGGAAGATGGGCGTGTGGACATCCTCTTTTACGATTGGCGTTACTAGCACGCACCTCCGATACCAAACCAAATTGTGTGGCATCATTCCCCAATCAACCTATTTATTTTAGTAATGCAAAGGTAGATAAAATTTTTTAAATTTGCAAGTTTAGAGCAATTTTTTTTTAAATCTGTAGCCAACCCACCATAAATCAACTCTAAAAAACCAGTCTCCAATATGTTTCCCAAAACCTATTCTAAGCATTCTATTATTAGAATCCAAAAGTATTTTATTTATTTGTATCATTTGGTTTACAGCTTTCGCAATATTGTGGTTTTAGGTGTTTTTCTCCTTTACATGCTTTATGTTCATCTTCAGTGAATTCATAACCAACTTTAATTATCTTGCTACAAGCAGAGCATAATAAAGCTAGGTTACCAGAATTAAATTTGAATATAGCTTTTCCCTTCATTTTGGTGTATTATTAAAAATATTTGAAACTTCCAAATTTAATCATAAAAATCATCAAATGAATCCATGATACTATCTATAATATCAACACCCATTTTTTTGAGGATGAGGTAAGCTACTATGAGAATAACCCCAAATGATAATAAAAATATTAACCAGTTCATATTATTTAAAATTATAAAACCCCTTGCCTTTTTTTTTGACAAGGGGTTTATTTTTATTTATTATTACTTGTGAACAAGGTTATAAAATGTTTTGGAGTTGTCGCCAACAACTTGTGGTGTAGGACATCCAGCTTTAACCCAACCTTCGATTGCCATTTTTTGTAGGATTTCATCAGTCAAACCTTTTGACAAGATAATGTTTTCTTGTGCTTTAAGTTCTGCGAGTTCATTCTTTTTCCGTTGTTCTTGAATTTGTTGGTCAAGCACTGACAAGTTTGTATTAACTTCGTTACGATTATCAATCTTTTCTTTTACCTTTGCACTAAAGTCAAGGTTGCAGCTGAATGATATGAGTTTCAAACCTTTTTCTTCGAATGATTTTAACACTAGTACTTGTACTCTTTCTTCAAATTTAAGTGAACCACCATTAGCCATTAGAGAGTCTGTAACATATTTACGGCTTTCTTCTTTGATAATATCATAGATGTGTGGTTCAAGTACGTTATCTTCAAGGGCTGACATGAATTCATTTCCGCTTCCTAGTCGAGCATTTTGAAAAACAACATCAACAGCACGGTCTTCAATAACCCTATAAGAATAAAGTGGTTTTGATGTAAATTCTGTATTGTCAGCTGCTTTTAGGTGTAACGTAGCACCTCCAAAGTTTGCACGTTGTTCAAATAGGGGGACTTGATAAAGAGAGGTACCAGGAGCGATTACGGATACACGGCCTTTTACATTTTGGAAATCTGATTTTCCATTTTTACCAAAGTTTGTCATAAGTACACCTTGATAGTTTGGTTGTACTGATTCGCATGATTGCATTAAGATTGCTAATACGAAGATTGCTAGAATTGATTTGAAACTTTTTTTCATTTTTTTTTTGTTTTTAATTAATTTTTTAGTCTTTTTTGTTAATATAATTTTTGATGTCATTTTCAAGGTAGACACCTGCACCTATTAGGGCTCCGAGAATTACTGCTATACCACCCCAAGCAGTTAGGAAATTAAATACGTACCATCCTACGTAAAGGACCAGCAAGAATACTAGAATTTTTAAACTTGTTCTTAAAATCATATTTTTTTTATTTTAGTAATGCAAAGGTATGGAAAATATTTGAACTTTACAACTTTAATTAAAAATTTGTTTTAAAGTTTTATAAACCTTTAGCATATGTGATTTATTTTCATATATTGACATAAATGAACCGACAGGTTCTTTCACCGTAAATAATATTTTTGTAAAGAAATTGTTATTAAAAAATCTTGACTGACATGGTTCCAATATTTCGGCACAATCAGCTTCTGATGTCAACATACCACAGACCCAGTGCTCTTTATGCTTTTCCAATAAAATATAAGGGTGTACAAATATGGGGTGCATAAAGACATCACCAACTTTAAATTCATTTGGGGTTACCTTAGATGAAGTATTGGGCAAAGCATTTGCCCAACCTAGAATTTTATCTCTATCAGGTTGTGGCAAATGTGACATAAGCTTGACCTTTTCTATTAATTGCGATTTATCCATGATGCAAAGGTAATAAAAGGAAATGAATTATGCAAATGTTTTTCTAAGATTTTGTAATTCTTCTTTAACTATTTTGTTAATGGCAAGTTGTTCAGCAATGTTTCTTTCTATTGTAGTGGCTAATTTATTAAGTCTACGTTTTAATAGCGTTTCTTCGCTATTTCCTTGACCTTTAAGACAGATAAAGCAGTCCCAAGGTATGTTCTTCTTTTCACCGTTTTTAACGACAACAAAGTACTCTAATTTTATTTCATGGACTTTGAAGCACCCAGTGAATGACTTGATGTGAACAAAGTCACCATCAAAACATGGCTTAGGTTTTTTATAGAGTTCACCATTTATTTTATAGTACCACGGATTGTTCATATGACAAAATTTATTTAAACCAAAATGGGATTTCTCTTTCTTTCCAGTTAGCGAAACTACGTTTTTCAGCGATATAGTATTGTCTGTATGAATCAACAGCATTACCTATTTTACATTCATCTGGCATTGCTAAAGCAAATGTAGTGATATTACCATTTACACGTAAATTAGGTTTATGAACCATAGCCCATTCAATTATGTCTTGTGACTTATGACGTTTACCATAACGATAGGTATATTCCTCACACAGTTCAATACCCAACTCACAAAGCCAATTGTAGTTTTCAATACATTCTCTGGCCCAAATGCAACAAGGATGATTCTTATGTGACAACCCATATGGTATGTCAAACAAGCTATTTGTCATATGATGAACCCCACATAAAATTTGGCTTGTTTCCAGCACCATTTTGACCACGTGTTTGTCAACGTGATATTCAGCACATTTCTTGGTATCGGTATCTAGGACAAATATATTCATTATAGTTCAATTAGCGTTTTATTTTCGATTATACGATACTTTTCTCTATTAATAGCGTTTGCATCTGTTTGATGTTCAAAGTTGATTAAAAGCCTTAAAACTACCAAAAATTCATAATCTAGTTCCTTAATCTTTTTATCAAACTTTATACCATTACCATCATTGGTTATTGACATAATCTTTTCACCTCTAACATGTGAATACCAGATTTTGCTATTTGACCGATAAGCGGTAATTTTTTCACCTTCATCAGTAAGTTCTTTCACGATGTCGTATTCGTGCTCACCTTCATGGTTCAATACCATGTATGTTTGTTTATCCATAATATAGTTTTTTTATTAAATAAAAGGTAAATATCTGCTTGGTTTGGCTCCTTCACCAGACACATATTCTTCTGCACGTTGTTCAGACACGCCTTGTTCAAGGTATTCTTGTTTCTTTACCATTTGGAAGCCTTTAATCAATGTCTGAGCCATTTTCTTGCTATCTTCATTACGACCATCTGTATGATAGTTTTCAGAAGCCATATCTTCAATTAGTTCTAGGAACATGCGGAACATGGATTGTTGTAGGGTTCTATGTTCACGTTTGAATGCTTCTGCAAACGCTTTGTTTGATTTGCGATAGTTTACATAATCCGATAGGGTATCGGTTATTTTTTTGGCATCATAGAGTTCTTGTTCTTTTTTAAGAAGCTCCATTTCTTGTTGTTCAAAGTCTTGTATCATATTTATTAGTTTAGTAGTGCAAAGGTAAGTAAAGTTTTTGACACTACCAAATTTTATATGGGTAAATTTACTTTTGACAATATTTGATTTGAAACATGAGTATAAATTTCAGTAGTTTTAACACTAGAATGCCCTAGAATTTTCTGTATTAATTTTAAATCCGTTCCATTTTCTAGAAGATTTGTGGCACAACTATGTCTTAGAGTATGTATATGTCCAGACAATTCAATGTATTTTTTATACATTTCTTGACAACTTCTTACAGAATATTGATTTGTCATTTGGCCATTAAATAGATATTCAGTTGGTCTATATTCTTTAAAATATTCTCTCAGTAGATTGAGGACATTTTGTGATAATGGGACCACTCTATCTTTCCTACCTTTAGCATTTTTTATATGAACCAGCATCCTTTTTGAATCAATATCTTCAATTTTTATATTGACAATTTCAGAAACTCTTAAACCAACTGAATATGTTAGTGTGAGAATTGCTTTGTGTTTAAGATTTTCAATTTTAGATAATCTTTCTTTGATAAATTCTCCATCAATAACTCTTGGAAGTTTCTTCTCTGATTTTGGTCTGTTAAAATTGACTTTATCATATTTTTTATCAAGCCCGTATTTGTATAAAAAACGGATTGCATTTATCACTTGATTCTGTTGAGAAACAGAGGAAAATTGATACTTGTCCAAGTAGGACTGAAAATTTTTGGAATTACAATGAATAATTTGCTTTTCACCTAAAGATTTAAGAAAGTCTTTGATGTGACTTATGTAATTATCTTTTGTTCTTGGAGAATAGTTTAAGTATATAAACTTTTGCTCACAAATCTTTATAATTTTTTGATTCAAAGTATTGATTTTAAAGGGTTTAGGGTATACTTGTTTATATATGATAGTTAGCACCAATACTACATCAGTGCTTCGATTTATAATATTCTATAAACCCTTTAAATATATCATAATCATTTTCTAACTTAGAAATAACACACCATTCTGAATACATTTCAAATATTTTAATAAAATCAGTTTCCTTAAATTCTACGTACAATTTTCTAGTTATAGGTATAAATAATGTTTGGAAATTTTCTTCGCAATTATCAACGTTTATTAAAAATTTAGTAAAATCTTCATATAAGTGAGATAATTCTAATTTATTTTCTTCTGGTATTCCATCAAGGAAATAAAGTTTTTCGTATTTTTTAACTAATTCTTTCATATTTTTAAATTTAATTTTATTATTATAAGTCATTTTTTCTAATCTCCCACATTAAGGATTCATAGTGTTTTCGTCTTTTAGCGTAATCACTAGATAAAAATGTCTTACCATCTATCTTACCACTTAATTTTTTCCATCTTCGGTATATTAAATATAGTAATATTTTATCTAATATTTTAAACCCTTTATATTTATTCTCCATATGATAATAATTTTCTAAGGTTTCTACCAAAATCATTATCATAATTCTAAATTTATCCCTTAATGATATATATAATTCTTCATAACTAACGGATTGAACTGATTTTGTTTCAGTTATTTTAATATCAATATCTTTTTCCATAATTCTTTTTTTTTTACAAATATACAACTAATTATTCAATTAATCAAGTTTACCTTAAATTCACCGTACTGGTGCTAACAAGGTGTATAAGAAAGTTTGCTATCAGCAGTTGTGGTAATTATGAGAGTTTATCAAAGCAAACCTTCTCATACACCCAACCGTTATACAACATAATTAAATCCACTCTTCTATAAATTGTTGTAATGTTTGTCCTTTCTTACTATATTCCTTATCAAAATCTTCGTAATAATTACCATCACCATCATCATACCATTCATAAAATTCTAATTTATATGTACCATCTTTTTGTGGTACAATTACCTTAGTTTTATTATCATCTTCATAATAATAAAGACCAGAATTTTTTGAATTATCTTGTGTAAATCCGACACTTCGTAAGTATTCAATATCAGATTTTGATAATAACAAATTACGTTGTATAACACCAGATATATTCAAGTTTTTATCTGTGTTCTGTTCAAATGTTTTCAAATGTTTAAGTTCCTTTTTCATATTAAAGTTTATTTGTATATATATATATATTAAAATAAAAACCTGAAATATATCTGTGTCCGTTATGTGTTATTTTTGGAACGTCTTTCCATAAATTCACGATATTTACCACCATACATACCAGCACCAATATCAATACATTCTTCTTCAAATATTGTTAATGCTAAATTTTTATCTGTGGTATAGATATAAATCCATTCTAACGGGGAATCACCCATTGATAACCCATAATCAATGAAAATATTATCTTTACCTAATTTAATTTTATTCAGATAACCATGTTCGTGTTTTTCAAACGAATATTCATTACCATTTTTTTTAAAATCGTTAATTTCTATTAAAACGGGGGTTTCTATTTTTTTTGTGTTATAAACACAATACAATATTTCATTCATAATAAAACAACACATAACAAAGAATATAAGTAATAACCGAGTTATGTGGTTTATTTAAGTTATTACTTTTTACAATCATTTATACGTAATTCAAAGTATTTTGTTTCAAATCGGTTACTACTTATATTCTCAACCGTTATCGGCAAGCGTAAGATGACCACTGCACAGCCATAGCATTTGCAATTCCATCAAATGTTTTAGAACGATGTTTTTTAAATTCTGCTGTATCATAGCCATATTTTTTACCATCAATTTCAAGTTGCCTAACATTCCATTCACTTTGCTTTATCCCTCGACTATCTACATAATACTTCACTTCGTCAGCTACATTGTTTGTAGGTTCTAATTTTGGCAATCCTTTCAACCATAAGCAAGTTGATTTTTTAACAGGGTCGCCAAATTCAAACGGCTGAATAATTTGTTGATGTTTTATTGGTAATCCATATTTTTCAGCCAAATCGGGAAAGTGTTCTTTAATATAATTTCCACTAATAATCCCTATTGGATTTTCAACTGCTACGAATTTGCAATCAACATCAAGGAATTTCATAAAAAAATCTATTGCTTCACGTTGTCTGCCATCTTCTCGTTTTTTAATAAAGTGCCTTGAACCACTTACTGCTAAATGTGTACAAGGTGGGTGTGCTATTATTATATCCCATTTTAGTTTTAGCAAGTCGGTTACATCGTGTTGAATATGCCATTCGGGATGTCCACCACTACAAGGGATAATATCACACGAAAATGCTTCGTGTCCTAATTTTCTAAATTCTTTTGTTACTGTTTGACTTTCTTCACAGGCAATCAAAACTCGTAAAACGCCAGCCGATAACACGGGTTTGGCAAAATGGCTGTTTAGTTCTTCTATCAACATTCGTTTTTAATTTTTAAGTTTAGTAATTCTATTTAGCTTCGGGTTCAACCACTTCGCCAAGCCCTAATCCGTTATACACAATTGCTTTTTTAAGTTATACGTAAATAATTAATTTTTGTTACAAGCAACTGTGTATAACAGCAAATATAACCAATGCTCTCAGTACTTCGTAGTAAAGTTTGTATGTTAATTACCATAATTTTTATTTTTTTGCCCACGCACTTCAGTTTTTTCAAAACTGTTAGAGTTTTTTAATTTCATAACCAATTGGATTGATACCATCTTTTATTGTAACTTCTTCTTCGTGGTCAACAGAAACATTGTTATACACTGTATGATATATGTCAATATCATCCTTTTTAAATTTTGCGATGATAATATATGCAAACTCTTCGTCAGTCATATTAAATTGCGACATTATTGAACTAATATGGTCTTTAATCAATTTTTCATTTCTAACCCAATGTTTGCCTAAAAATTTAGTATTTAATTTGTTTTCATCATCAAGAAAAACTACACGATATAATATAAATGTATTTGGAATATTTTTTAGTCCACCATTGTTGAAGTCGGTGTTAAAAATATTTTTAATAAATTTTTTAGCTAATTGAATTGATTTACTTTTTGGTTCATCATAATCTATCCACGCACCTTGTTCTAAAGCATCGGTATTATTTACAATATCATTAGATAAGTCATTAATAAATTGTTTTGAAAAATCTTCATTTAAATTATTTAATTCTTCTCTAATCAATTTGCGTATAAAATCTTCTTGTTTCGTAATCATAATATTTAGTTTTTACTTTATATATAAATATTAAAGAATTAATTTCCCACCCTAAAAAATAAAAATTATTACATTTGTGTTTCAATCAAACTTTTGTGGTAGCACTGGTTATATTTGCAACCGTTATATGCAATGCTACGTTTCTGCTTCGTATTAAGTTTCGTGGTTATAATCTTTTTATTTTATTTTTTCCCACCCATAAATTTAAGAAAAAATATTATCATCTCCAATATCCCAAGTTCCATCATTTTCAACGGATTTTATTTGATTTGGTTTAAATGTAACATAAACAGTATCGGAATCTTGATAATCCTCATCGTCAAACCAAGCATCTTTTATATTTATAAAGATAATACCATCATATTTACTTCTATCAACATTTGCCACCACTTCTCTCGTTGATGTTCCATATTCTGTTTCAATATCATCCCATTTTTTATCTTTACCATCTACAATTAATGGTCTTTTAATACTCAAATAAACCTCATATACAGTTCCATCACCAGCATAGCCATCAGCATTAAAATAATCTGGTGTGAAATATGTATCACCCATAAAACTATCAAACTCTTCTGGTGAACCGTGATAAACTGGTAATGGTTTTCCATTATAAACAACTTTACTACCACTAAACCATTTTCTAAAATTATTATTTATATTGGTTTCAGTTTCTTGTTGTTCATTCAAATATTCACGTATAGTAGTTGCTATAAATTTTCTTAATTCCATATTATTAAATAGTTTACTTTATATATAAATATTCAAATTTTAAATTTCCACCCACAAAAATAAAACAAAAAGGTTCTGTGCTTTGTATCAACATTTCTACAATATATCCGCACTGCATATAACACGCTGTATAGTTAATAAGCCGTGATAGTTTTGTGCTTTGATTCGGGGCTGTGTGGTCGGCTTACATAACCATACAGCCATCCGTTAGCAGTAATAGTTTGCCAACGCACATTAGCACATATTCTCAATTTCGTCTTGGAATAAGAAAATTCGTTCCTGATACCACAAAACATTTTCATAGTTCTGTTTTTCGTTTTCAGTAAAGTTTTTTACAAGTAGTTCAACTCGTTTCTTTTGTCCCCCATCTCGTTTACCAAAAACGTCCTTATGCCAAAAATTCATATAGCAAAAAGCATATCCTATTTCAGCCAGCATTTTTTGCCTCAAGTCTTTGGTGTTTTGTGGTAAATGTTCATAGGTTTTCGGGTCATCTAAATCAACCTCAAAATCCCCAAATGGTCTGCATACAAATTTTCTCATTTTATTATATTTTAATTTTGTTAATCCACGCTAAACTACTACTGCTAACACCACCTATACGCAAGTTTTGTGAAAAACAAAACCTGACGTATAGCTGTAACCGTTAGGTTCAATTAAATTATTGTTTTGGTTTATCAGGTAAAAAATATTCACCATCAAAATCAACTGGTTCTTTAAATTTACTCATTAAATCCTTTACCGCTTGTTTTGTTTCATCCTTTTTCCAAAATTCCCACCATTTTTTACGTGGTTTAACTGGTATCGTAAATTTCATACGGACTTTATTATCACCAATAATATTCCAATTTATATCTTCCATATTTTTTATTTTTAATTTGTAAAACAATAATTTAACAAAACCTAACAAATGATAAACAACATTAAAACGATTGTTTATCATTAGACGTTAGCACCAATACTACTTTTCGTCTTCGAAGATAGGCATAAAGTTTTCTGGATTATACCCGACAATTTTTCTATGTTTATTATCCTCTATATATTTTTCATCCTTTAAACGTTGTTCTTCAAAATCTTGTTTTAGTTTAACCAATTCTTCTTTCATTTCTTGTGGTAAATAACCATCATCAAACATTTCTTCTCTAATTTGTTCGTGTTTTTGGGCTAATTTAAACCCATCTTCAATCATTTTGTTTATATATTTTTCCATAATCATTTTTTTACAAATATACTAATAATTATTCAATTAATCAAGTTTACCTTAAATAAACCGTACTGGTGCTAACAAGGTGTATAAGAAAGTTTGCTATTAACAGTTGTGCTAATTTGAAAGATTCTACAAGCAAACCTTCTCATACACCCAACCGTTATCGGTCATTTTAAAGAGCATCCAGACTCCGACATTACCCAGTCAAACATCCCACCGAAAAACTTTTCGGGGTTATCAAACGCTTCTTTGCATTTTGACAAAAACAATTCAGTCTGTTTTAATGGTGGTAAATGGTTTCTTTCACAGTTTACTAAAAGTCTATTACGATATTTTACTTCATTATTATTGTCAAGTACATCAGGCTCATGCTCACCTAACATCATATAGTAGAAACAGGCTTTTATCGTTGGACTTCTATTTTTACCTGCTTGACAATGAAGTAATACTTTCCATTCAGGATTCCAAGTATAGATTTGGTGCAATACTTGTAATACTCCAAACATTGAATTTAAACCCATCAAGTCACCACTTTCACCCATTGGGAAATAGTAGTTAAGTTTTCCTTCTTTCATTATTTCTTCTGAATTACCCAAGTAAAATTCATCTGATACATTAATTATTACTTGGCATTCATTATGTTTGCCACCCTCTTTTATCTCTTTTGAAACAGGAAATCTGTCTACGATTATGTTCTCCGAAATAAAACGAACCGCTAACACGGGTTTGGCAAAATTGCCGTTTTGTTCTTCTATTGACATTTTTATCTAAATTTTAAAATTTGTAATTCTAATGAAGTTTTGTGTTCGAAAAGCTGAGAAACGTTATGTACAATACTACACTAGTACTGAAAAACAACAGACTTTTCAGACTTACCTGATTTTGGGCCATCGGGTTGTGCGTGTTCACTAACATACATGTTATACTCACTAAGATGCGACTCTACGCTACCCCAATATTCGTGTGATTCTGAAACACATACATTCAAATCACCCTCTTTGTTTTTGATGTCTTTAAGTTTTGCAATTAATTCAGATATTTTCATAATTTACCGTACTGTGCCTAACAACGTATATGAGATACGCCAATAAGCGGGTTCACATTTATTTTAGTTTTTAGGTGGCGTACCTCTCATATACGCAACCGTTATATGAAAGTGGGTAGACGTGCTTCGATTGAACTTTTATGAGAACGAAAAAGAAACAATCTGCCCACGCTCTTTTAATACGTTGGTAATTTCAAACCCATTTTCTTCATTGCTAATAATGCTTCTGCGTTACCTTTTGCATCATTAACAGGGTTGTGGTCGTGTGTTGTTTTTCGGTACAATCTTTTCCACTCTGAATTTAATCCAGTATCCATTTTCATTCCGCAATACAAATCACCTATACGCCTCGCAGAAAAACCAAATGGGTTTTTCCCTAAATAGCTATGGAAATAGTAATTAATCCATTGCCAATCAAAAGCAGGGTTATCACTTATAAAAATTGGTTTACCGTTTGAATTTTTAGCAATCCATTCGGCAAAGTTTTCCATAACCTTTTTAGGGTCGTCAAACTTTTCGTGTTCTTCACGGCTAAAACCTGATACAGCTAAAGCATCAGCAACCCATTCATTTGAAATTGGTTTTGTTTTTCCATAAAATGTTTTGGTAAGTGTCGGTTCAACTATTACGGCACCGAAACAAACCATCGAATACTTGTGTGGTATTGCTCCATCGGCTTCCACATCTACTACAATGTAACTCATTTGTTTATTTTGTACAAATATAATTTAAAAATCCACCTTCATTTTTACAAGAATCAATACAATAAGGTTCTAATGAAGTTTGTCTTGGTACTCCAGGAAGAAATATTGTTTTTTGATTTTTACAAATACAACCTACAGCATTTATATCATTACAGACAGGTCTTGTGCAATTTGTCATTAAAAAGTAAATTACCAAAATTGAAATTCCTGTAGTGTAGGTCATTAATCCCAACAAAAACAATTTTTTTTTCATAGTGAAATTATTTGATTAATTCAAATATAACCGTTTTTAATTTAAAAAACAAATTTATAATATTGTTTTTTAAAAAATAAAAAAATGATACAAAAGGTAGTCCACCAAAAATTAACAAATTAATTAATGATGGATGGGTTTCACCACAGAAACCGAATATATGTTTAATAAATTCCATAATTTATTTTTTTACAAAGGTACGAATAAGTTTTGACATTTCCAAATAAAAAAACTAGATGTACATCCAATCGTGATATTTATTTGATTTATCATTGTACATTAGCTTCAAATTGTGGTTGATAAAAATATCGTCTTCGGAAAGTCACCAAATACAAACTTTGTTACATCACAAAGCCACATTTCAGCCCCTACTTCAACTCCTCTGTATTTATCAAGTTTGTAAAACGCTCCATTTTCAATTTCCGTAGCAAGTCTTATATATTCCAACTTATCAGCATTTTCAAATTCATCTACTGATAATATTAACCAAACTTGCCCTTCACCTTCTGCCACATATTCGAGCATACTATCTGCACCAGCAACCATTTCAAGTTCGGCTTTGCTTCCAGTCCATTCAGGTAAATCAATATACCATCTGTTATCACATTCTTTGTAAAATCTTAATCTTTTCATATCGACTCTTTATCAATCAAATAATTAGTAAGGTCTAATTGTTATCATCGCACTAGATACAAAATATGCAATAACTCCAATCGCAGCACATATATAGAACAAAGTATATTTGTCACGTGTGCTTCTATATGTGTAATGACCAAATAAAATCAAAAAGGCATGGATAGCAAGATAAGCAACGTTCAAATGGAAAAACGTTTGTATCCATTCTTCACCAAACATTATGTAAAGCACAACCCTTATAATAAAGTGATAATATATATCCAACAAGAATATAATGCTTATGAGCGCCCCAAATATACTTGGGACAATGCCTTCATCTTCCAAGTCGTGAATTGTTACAAGAACTAGTATCGCTGATGCAATAGCGGCCAAAGGAGCCAGTATAGCACATACAATAACAAGTGTTACAACATTTATGTTGGTCATCTCATTGGCTGAGAACTCAGTTGTCCAATACTGACCACTTGATGTCTTTCGTGTGTTATAAAATTTCATTTTTTTTTAGTTTTTATTACATAATATACAAACCATAATCAACACTTTCAATTCTATTGAATTTCATACTATCCACATTCATTCCATTAGCGACCCAATTAGGTTCAATACGTGGATTATAACGTAATCTTTGTCCTTTTGCATCAGATTGATTAAAACCATGTGTTTTTATTGCCATATCTTCACACAATATCCATGCACAAACAATCTTTGTACCACCTTCAAAAATCTTTTTGGCTGCTGACTTGTTATTTTTAACTTGACACTTATTTAAAACCAATTGAACATCAGTTGGTGAATAATACTCAGTATTACCATCGGGGAAAATTACTTTCCACTTCATGTAGTTAACTCCTCTTCCAAGATTAAAACGAACTTTGATACTAGCCATTATAGATTAGGTTTGATTACTTAAGGTTTACAATCCACTCAACAGCTAATTCTTCTGGGTTTAAAAGACGTGTAGTCGCATCATGTTTGCACAAAAAGTATTTATACGCTTCGTAGAATTTTGGTTTAAGGTCACTAGCTGAAAAGCCTATTTCACTGGCCATTTCTTTTTTGTGGTGTTTTCTAGCTGTTGTAAACACAACAACATTCTTTTTACCAGATTTTTTTGCTTCAGCCATAACAGCTAACATTTTATCCAGTTCTTTGTTTCCAGTTGTCTCAACAGACGATTTTGTTTTTTTAGTTTTTGTCATTTTGTTTAAATTTAATACAAAGGTACATAATTAATTTGATATCTCCAAAAATTATTTTGTCTTTTTTAAAATTGGTTTCATTTTATTTTTCAATATGGTAATAGTCGACCTAATTTCTCTATATTCTACATCAGTCAATATAGGTGCACCACTTAACATATCGTGTACCATTCTGTTGCTAAGATTAACATACAAATTCTTCAAATCATTTACTGCCAAAGCTGTTAATTGGGCGTTAGTTGCTTTACCACTTTGATTTTGAATGTCTTTGTTTATTTGTGCTTTACCATATCGTCTTGGTAATAGTTTGGTCTTTTTTGGGGTATCTTTTTTAACTTCAACAACCGCTTCTTTTGGTTCTTCAACTTGTGTTACTTGGATACCATTTTGGTTGGATAACCTTTTATATTTTTCACAAAGAGGTTCCTTTGTCAATATTATTTTATCAAATAGCTGTTTTATCAAACTTTTAGTTTCTTCGCTAAGTCTGTTATCTAGAGATAAAGTTCTTACCATATTAAAAGGTAATTTTACTTCATCAGAGAATATTAAACGCAAATCTTCATCTGATTCAATTACAGAGATAGCTACAACCTCATTGTATTCTAATTCGTAAAGTTTTTGTATTTCTGTTGCCATATTAATTGGTTTAGATAGGGCAAAGGTAGTAAAATTTTTTGGAACTACCAAATCTTTTTGTCAAAAAAATATTTTTTTTTCTAGAAAATATTTTATACCTTTGTGTTAAACTAAAAGCGTGTCTTATGACATAACCAAGTGTAACACATATATAAAATGAAAAACCCCAGCTAATCTGGGGTTTGATGTTATGCTTTTACGTTTAGGTAAGCGGCTGGGTTGTTTATGATTTTCATAATCTTGGCCAATTCCTCATCATTGAACTGGTACAAACCGCCTTCATCGTTCTTTTCACGTCTTACCTTTTTGCTGAAAAGAGACCTGTCAGTGGCGTTTTTTGGATTACCAAGACCTGCTGCCGCCATAACTTGACTGGCTTTAAGCATGGTACCATCTAATTTTCTGGTTACTTCACCATAATCTTTTTCAGTATTTTTATTTTTTTTGTCGTTCTCCTCTTTTTCTTCCTTTTCTACAATAGGTGCGACAAAGGTTTCTCTCAATAATTCTTTTATTTTAGTCTTTTCCATAGTTTTTACTCTTAATAATAAATATCTGGAAAGGTATAAAACATCTAAAATTGTTTATGTACTCAAATGTGTACTTAAACTATCCTTGATTTTCATCATATGGTAGATATGAGATAATCTCAACTATTTCATCAACGGTTAGGTTTATTTCACTACCACCTTTTAATCCTTCCTCTCTTATTTCCGTTATTATATTATATAACATGGCATTTTGGAAATTAGCCCATCTATCAAATATCCTCATAATTTCATTTTCTTCCTCATTAAAGATAACCGAAAGTGATGAAATAACCTCTGATAATTTTTCTTCTTCACTTGTTCTTTTGTTTTTAACCAAAAAATCTTCATACGTATTTAATGTAAACCTGTAGTTTTTATTTAAATACTTGAAAATCAAGTCATCCATAATTAAATTATTTCATAGTTTTCCATTTGCACACGAATTTTACCTAAACATTTTTCTTTTATCTGCCTAACCATTTCACGTGTTACACCCATTTCTTCACCAACATCTTTTAGCGTTCTTGGGAAATCACCATCTAGACCGAACAAAGCTACCATAACACGCTTATCTCTAGGTTTAAGAGTGTCTAATACCTTATTCAACTCATTTTTAATATCGGCATGGTTAATGTCATGGTCAGCGGACTTAAAGATACTTTCATCAGAAATCGTGTCCGATAATATGGTGCCATTACCATCATCACCGCTAATATCACGGTCTAATGAGTCCATATGATAAGATGATAAAATATCCAAAAATTTATATTCTTCTACTTTCTTTTTGAAAGAAGTTGTATCAAATTTTTCAGCATCACCCATCATATCAATAGCTTCTTGTACTGTTACAGTGCGCCCAAATTTTTGTTCCAAAATAGATATTTCCTTATCTAATTTAGATAAGCTATTTATCTTATTGGATGGTAACCTAACCAGACGACCATGTTTGGAAAGGTGTTCCATTATTATTTTACGAACCCACCACACAGCATAAGAAATGAATTTAAAGCCCATACTTGGGTTAAATTTTTCAGCAGCTATGATAAGGCCTATGTTGCCTTCATTAACCAAATCTTCTAGAGGATTTTGTGGTGTGGCGTATTGTTTCGCAACACTAACAACAAACCTAAGATTTCTACTCACCAATTCATCAATAGCTTTTTTATCTCCTTTGCTAGCTTTCTCTGCTAAAAGAGTCTCTTGTTCAGGAGTAAGCACATCAATTGAGGCAATATCCTTAAGATATTGGTTGAAGGAAACGTTTTCACGATTGGTAACTCTGTTGTTAATTACTAGATTTTTCATTTATTAGTTTTACGATTAGAATAAAGATGAAATGCAAAGGTACTAAATTTTTTTGTATTTTGTAAGAAAAATTAATAATTTTTTTCCAACTCTCTATCCAAATCACGAAGTTTAATTGTTTTAGATTTGTCATACAGGTTTTTACCCTTTGCCAAACCGATTTCAATTTTAACAAAACCAGTTTTGGACAATATAACTTCCAAAGGTATAATAGTCAAACCCTTTTGTTTTACTTTTTCAGATAAAGACAATATTTCTTTCTTTTTTAATAAAAGTTTTCTATCACGCAACGGTTCGTGATTATTATGCACACCACCTTGCTTATGTTCAGATATGTACATGTTTTTTATAAATATTTCGTTATTTTGAATAAAACAATAAGCTTCATTTATGGTTACGTTACTCATTTTAACTGACTTAACTTCAGAACCTTTTAGTTGAATACCAGCGACAACTTTTTCTAAAATGTTATATTCGTAGTACGCTTTCTTATTGTTGATTATTAGCTTGCTCATTCTCTGGTTTATTTAATATGTCATCACATATGCGAATCAAATCAATTGTTTTTACCTTTACGACAACATCTTTTCTACCACTGCGCTGGTATAATGTATATGGGTCTTTAGTTTTTTCAATTATTTTTCCGACTACTTTTTTTTCAATAAAATTTACCAAAACCAATCTATCAACCATAATCCAATAGTCATTTGTCTCGAACGCAATATAATCTGCTTTACCGTATACCCATCCAGAATTTTTACCACCCAAAACGTTTTCTAATTCAACCCAATGAAAATTTTCATTAGGAAAAGGGTCGTATCTGTTTTGTTTTTTTAACCCTTTTACATCTATTTTTTTGAGGGCATCTTTATATAAAACTTCTAAATCCCAGTGTTCTTTTATATCCTGTTCCTTGGATGACTCAGTTACTTTGAGAAATAACTTAGCCATTTGTTTTTCTGTTATTTTACCTTCACTAAATTCTTTATGTGTCATTTTTTTATCTTTAAGTATCTAACCTCAATTGAATCCCCAACATTATACTTTTTGGTTGAGCCATATATCGTACCATATTTAGTATAATAGAACCACATTTTATCAGGCAAAAATTCGTATCTATTTCTATACGATATAGAATCAACCCTAACTTTTTCAACATAGTATTGGCCGATATAAGGTTTGTAAAAAAAAACCGCCAAAAAAATGAATAAAAAAAATAATACTAAAAAAATTGTTACTGTTTTTTCTTTTATCATATTTAAAGTCTCCCGATTTTTGTTTGACCATCTTCAATTATAAGATATTCATCCACACTACTTAAACAATCAATTAAAATCAACTTATTTTCTGGTAAGTAAGTTAGTTCTCTAACTTGAGTGTGACCCACTATGCACGTTATGTTTTCAACCATATCTTTAACCAAAGACTGTGGTCTTACCCATATTGGACCTTGTGTTATATCATCACCAGTTTGACTAAAATTATTACCCATGGTAAAACCAAATACTCTAGGTTGATATTTTAAAAATTCATTTATTAAATTAACCATAATGTCATTAACCAGTGGGTTTATGTTATTTGGCGCCAAAACAGTTTTAACCCAAGTTTTGGTCAACCCAGCGTGACTAAAAAAGAAATTATCATGTAGATAACACATTTGAACCAAACCATCGTTAATTGCTTTCTCAACGACTTCTCCAATATCCAAAGCATAGCTACCTTGATAACCAGAGTATGTTTCACCAATACCTTTTATGTAATGATAATCATGATTTCCAAACAATAAAATTACTTTATCTGGATTTGTTTTTTTAAATTCAACAATCTCATTAAAGTTTACTATTTGCTTATTACCACTATAACCTTTATTATGTGAATCAAAATAATCACCAATAAAAATAAACTTGTCAAATTCAGTTTCTTTTTCTAGAATTCTTTTCCAAGTTGAGCGACCATGCGTGTCACCAACAGCTATTATTCTGCTCATTTTTTAATTAATCTATTAATTTTTATAATCAAAACATTTACGTCTTTATCAGACAATATGTTTTTTAATTCTTTTTTTCTTCCACTGAAGAACAAGATTTGACTGTCTCTAGGTACAGCATACCAAAGAGCCTCATATTCATTATACCAGAAAATGTAGTTATATAAATTCATTTGTATTTTTTTTTAAAGTTCAACAATTATTGGTGTGTGGTTCATAATATATCTCAAATCCAAAAGGCTAGCATTAACCAATGTTGGGCCATCTGGCACATCAACTCTACCGTAAGCCTCGTGAATGTGACCACAAACATGAAGTTTCAAGTTTTTCAAATCAGATATTTTATTTCTTAGAAGAGGACAACCAACTGGTTCACCTCTATCTGTTAAGTCTAGATAGCCTCTCATAGGTCCGTGTGTAATAAGTATGTTGGTATCTATGGGTATCTTTTCCCAGTGTTCATTAATCATTGATGAAGTCCTGTTAAAAGCCCAATTGTAAAACCATGGTTGAACTGGACTACCCCAAATTTTAAAACCTTCTATCTCAACACCACTATCATTAAGATAAATAATATTCGGAAATTCCAATAACGTTTCTTTTATCTCTTCTGGTTTAGCTTCTTCGAAATAAAAGTCATGATTTCCAGCAATTAGTATTTTGTATTTAAAATTTAAATCATTATACCAATTCAAAAAATTTATAACTTCAGTTTTATATCCACGACTAGAAACATCACCAGCATGTATAATCATGT